TAATTGATCCCGCAACGCAAACGAAAGAGCAAGTACTACGCAAAGAAGGTTGAGTACGATGGTATCGTGTTCGACTCCAAGCTCGAGGGTGCCCGTTACAAAATACTGAAGGAGATGCAGGACCGGGGAGAGTTATGCGAACTCGAGGTCCAGGTGCCATACGAATGTGTGGTAGAAGGGAAGAAGGTCTGCAAGTACATTGCCGACTTCAGGTACAGATGTGGTGATGATGTCATGGTAGAAGATACCAAGGGCGTGATCACCCAGGTGTTTTCCCTAAAGAAGAAACTGGTTGAAGCCCTGTATCCAGGGCTTGTTATCCAGATTATCAAAGACCCAAGGGAGCTACCTAGAACGGCGTTTTATCCTCGTCCATTACCTGAATCTTCTTAAAGTCTTCAAAGGTGCCGTCAAAGAAGTTACGCAACTTCTCAAGATCAGCCGTATCACCAAACCGAAAATCAAACTTAGATAGCTCACGTACTTCAGGGCTACTAAAATGTTTGTCACCCAGCTTGTCAGATGTGACATTGTGAAAAGTAAAGATGCCGGTGCGATAAGTCATAACATCGTCATTGCTTTCTTCAGGAACAAAGTCAGCGTTAACCAGGCTGGGCATCCATCGATGATCTCTGCAGCCAGCACGCTGTTCTGCGATCGTCAAATCTTTATTGAACCTAGCGCAATGCCATGTTGCATCAGTGCCATCCATGACAGGTGAAGATGAATGGCAGTTCCTGCAGTTAACTGAACTAGGTAATCGTTTGCCTAAATAGATTTTACGATAGCGTGAAGTGTTCCACTGCTTTAACTGCCAGTCATTCTCACTCTTACCAGACGGGGGCGAGTCAGAAGTAATGATGCGTTGTGCTTTCTCTTGAGCCTGTTCCCAGATCGAAGGTTCAAAGTCAACGATCTCAGAATAGATGCTGCTGTCATTCTTGTTGACCACAACAGCCATGGCTTTCTTTAGACCAAAGCACCCCATGTAACAGTGCAACTGCCACTTATATGCTCTCGACCAACCCTGGTAATCGCCAGACTTGTTGAGCTCTTTCCAACGCTTGTCGTTAGCTGACTTGCTTTCAAAGATCAAAACCTCTGCGGGATCCTCTGGTATGACACGCTTCACAAAGCCATCGCAGCTACCGCCGAAGTGTCCACCAAGGAATGATGCCCTGTACTGGTTGCCCTCCGCATCAACTGCAGAGATATCGAAGACTTTACTCTCCTTGATAAAGTACACCAGTTGATCCTCGATTCGATCGCCCAGGTCAAACAACCTGAGCATCCGGCCTTTGAAGTCAGACGGTAAGCACCAGTGGTAGTCCAGCCACAACTTGCGTTCATCTTCATCACCGATCTGACTCATCCCTAGATGCCCCCGCTGACCCTCATTGCTTTCTTCGATCCATTGATCGATCTGTTCAAAAAGTAACGCCGACGACATTCCAATACCTACCCTCTTTTCTTACATTAACTTTCTTGACCTTATCGAAAGCACCGTCATTCACCATAGCGGCAGCGGTGTCAATGCTATAAGGCAAGCGCATTCCTTTTGACATGATGCGCCATTTCTTTTCAGCAACCTCCCTGGCCTTGCCGTGCATCTCCACCATCAAAGCGGTGCTGTAAGGCCAGTACTGATCTTCAGACTTGAAGTTGATCTTCAAGTAATCGTTGCCATTCTTGCTGGTTGCGCGTTCAGCGCGTATCCATTTGACATCTTCCTGTCTTTCAGTCGCAGCCTGCTCGCCCAGTTCATCTGATAACACATTCCCTTCAACAGCCTGAGTTGTTTCAGAAGCATCCTTCACAACGTCCATGACAAGATCAAGGGGGTCTTTAGGTTTCGGCTTGGGTTTAGGCTCTCCACATTCAATGCAATGACTGTACTCAGAATCATTTACCGCAAGACAGGGATTGCCGCTGTCTGTCTCTGCCTCGCAAATCCAGATTTTTGGCTCTACATCGTTGAGCTCTTCATCCCGCTTGTTGCGTTCCGGTCTGGCCGTGTCGATGCAGCCATGGCGTGCCATGTTGCCGCCGTAGTCCAAGAGCAGACAGTCTTGCTTGTCTCCCCAGGTCCGCATACCTCGCCCGCATATCTGGACATACAAGCCCAGCGATTTGGTTGGCCGCAGTAACGCTATGCAATCTGTGCGTGGCGCATCCCAGCCTTCAGTCAGTACAGCGACATTACACAGTGCGTTGATCCTGCCTTCTTCAAAGTCTGCAAGAATCCTCTCACGCTCATCTGCCGGTGTCTCAGCCGTCACTGACTCTGCAGCGATGCCATGGTTCTGTAAGTACATAGCCATCTTCTGTGCGTGCAGAACGCTGACGCAAAAGAAGACAGTGCTAGTTCGACCTTTAGTGTATGCCTTATCGATCCAGTCATTGATGATGGCGTACATGGTCCGATCAACAATCGCCAACGACTCAAGATCAGACTCACGGTAGTCACCACCTTTGAACTTAACCCGCGCCTTACTCGCATCGATGACTGCATCATCTGCGACCTTAAACGCTGACAGTCGAGACAGATATCCATCCTTAATCAACTGAGGAATCTTAGCCTGGTAGGCAACACCGCTGAAGAAATGGTCCTGCATACCATAGATATAGCCCTGACCCATGCGGTATGGCGTAGCCGTCACACCCAGTATCTGTGGACATCCTATATCTTCAAAGTGATCAATGATCTTTCGATACCGACTGCGCATCTCAGGACCAACGTGATGGGCTTCATCAATGATGATGTAGTTGAACGGGTATGACTTATCAAGTCGCTTCTGTGAAGCCAGCGTGTCCCTGCTGGCAACCACAATCGATGCGGTATGGTCATACTGTTTGAGGCTGGCAGCAATAATCCCGACTGGGGCTTCTGGCCACACCGTTTTAATTTTATCGACCGCTTGGGAGATCAACTCCTGGCGGTGCGCTAAGATCAAGAATCGCTTAGATGGATCCTGTTCATATAACTGCTTGATCAAAGTCGCGAACACTACTGTCTTACCAGCACCTGTGGGTAGCACGATAAGTGGGTAGCCTGTCTCTTCTTCAAACCAGCAGATAGCTTTTTGCAAAGCTTTTTTCTGATAGTTTCTTAGTTCCATACTAGTGTATTAACTCCTCTTCACTGAAAATTTCTTCACGCTCTTTGAGCGCAAGTTGTTTCATCTTTTTTACAAACCAATCGACCTGATCTGGGTTGTCGGCATTAACGTAAATGTACATGAGGGCAAAACCTAAACACTCTTGCACTAGCTCTGGAAAAACAACCTCATCAGTTGTATTGAGTTCTAAAAACTCTGCCAGCTTCCCTTGAAAATCTTGAAAGGTTTGTTCTCTTTCCGTCATTTGTTACTCCAACTAAGTGATTTCAAACATCAACTTGTTCTGAAGAGGATAAGTATCAACTCTTGGCCTGGTTGGTGTGTTCCAACTCCTGCCTTTTACTTCATAAACAAGCTTCCAGTTTGAAGCTTTCAGGCTTGTCCCTGTCTCAGAGTCAAGCACATAGGTAATTAACCGACGATATCCCATGGCTTTCGCAGCTCTCCAGGCTGCACCGTACAGCATCGAGCAAGCGTTCTTCGCTCCAGTAGTACAACATCGGTTAACTTCTAAGGTGTATCCATCATCAAGACCCCTAGCAACAGGTCGGCCTACGATCGCAACACCAACAATCTCTTCATCTTCCTCAACAGCCATCGAAAACTTGTGGCTGACCACCGGCTTATGGTGCCGGTGGTGATCAGCAACAAACTGATTAGCTTCCGATAGACTGATCGGGGTCAGGTTCATTCTCTACTGCCTGCAATTCATGCTGCGAACGTTCTTCTTCAGACATGTTCTCGAGCATCTCAATGTACAAATTCTTTACTTCTCCCACGGTTGATTTCCTTTTTTCTTTCTTGCACAAGTTCAAAACAATAGGCTTCTGCTTCTGCCCTGCTTGGCCCATAGCCCAGGTACACTCGACCGCCTTTCGAGGTGACCGCGTAAAACAACTGAGCATCTTCATTAAAATAGCTAACCATTGTTCCTCCAAATTAGTGGCGGGTCGCGAACTGCAGCAAAAAGAGAGGTTCAATCTACAGTTCGCGTAAGGATGCCGCCTCACCCCATCTCCTGCTTAAACCATTAGCTCCAGTTTACCTGTTGCCCGGTTGGCTGCGCTCCCTGTGGAGCAGGTGCAGCCTGTGGAGCAGGAGCAGATTGTTGTGCAGGCTGCTGGGCAGCAGGCTGCGCGTTAGGTGACAAGAACGACTTGATCTTGTTCTTGGGCGGATAGCCATTGCTACCAGGCTCAATGCTGATGCTGGCTTGCAGAGGCCGGTTCATAGCCGCACCCAAGGTCTTTGTGTTGAGCGGTGTCGTATCGACATCGATACCAACGCCCTTAACGAACGCTTTGATTCTGCCAATGGCAACGTTCGGGTTAGCCCCAGTCAACACAAAAGTTTCAAAAATCCTTCTGTTCTCATGAGAAGGGCCGACAACCTTGAACTGGATGTCGATGCCTTCATTACCAGATCGGTACTGCTTCTCTTCAAAAGAAACACCCTCAATGGTGTATGTGCCTTCAGGCACGGGCGCGTAATCACCCTGTTGGTTTTCATCGACGTTGTTCCAGTCGATATTTGAATCAAGAATACCCATAGCTATTTAGCTCCTTTCTTTACGGGTTGTGGTTGAGTCGGAGCCAGAGCTGCCTGATAGGCATCCATGAAACTGCTCCAGTCGAAATTAAGTTTGTTCGGCAAGTCGATGCGACTCTTCGCATCATATCCCGCAGCAAACTTGGTGAAGAGAGCTCGATTGCCGTAGCTTATCGCACGGTTCTTCGAGCCATCCTTCTGTAGGTTCACTTCAAAGTTCGCAAAGAAGTTGAAGTCCACCCAGTCTTTGATCAATGAGTTGACTTGCTTATGACAGCGCATCTCCCAACGATCGTAAGGTTCGTTGATTGCATCATTGAACGCCTTGACTGCCACATGCGATAGCAGGATGACGTTCATGTTCTTGTTCTGATACAACCACTGAAAGCCATCAAGCATATGGGTCCAAAGCTCTTTGACCTTTGTGTGACCTTTGCCAAAGCCTGGTGTTTCGATACCTTCCCAGCCTTCCTTCTCGCAGGCATATCGCTCTGCAAGAATCGATGCGGCATCGGTGGTATCCAGACACACAGTTTTGAATGCATGGTCTTCATTGGCCAGACCTCTGACCTGATTGAGCAGATCCTCCCATGTTTCCGCAACGGGGAAGCGTGGTGCCTCAATAAACTTGAGTCCATCCTCCGCTTGCAGAAAGATCACATCGTCAGCTTGGGATGCAAAGGTACTTTTACCAATGCCATCTGTGCCTTGGATGTTCATCTTCATGGGAGGATAACCGCTTGGGCCTTCTGGCAATGCAGTTGTCTGCACTGTATCGAGTAGGCTCATGCTACTTCCTCCTTGAGGTTGATTGATTTAATCGACGGATCCGCCAACTCAGTCGATAGAGCAGCACCAACCCTGGATGCTTCGCTTGGATTCGCGATCATCCATTCCTTGTACTGTTTCATATTGACTGTGTAGACGGTCTGTCGGGTTAGAAAGGAGGGAAGATTCTCATCAGGCTGCTGATACCACAGGGTTTGCAGGTGATCCTGATCCCAGCGATACTTACGTTTGATTTCAAATGTCACACCAGATTCGGTGCGTTGCCCACCTTCATTGGTAAGCGGCATGATTATCTCACGCGCTTCTTTGGTGTCGAGAATTTGACCTTGAAGTTTCTTCGCTTGTTGCTGGAGCTTCGCAATCTCTTTCTTCGCAGTGTCGTACTGACGTACTAGTTCATCGTAGTCCATAGGCTACTCCTCTTATCACACTTCTCTTCTCTACACGTAACCCATTGTCCAGATGCTTTACAGAAAGTCAACACAATTTATTCATCATATCTTTTGACACAGAAAGTTCTTCCACATAATATGTGCAAACCTGAAATGTATGAGGATGAAATGGACGTTCAGATCGAGAAGGGTGTTCCTATCGGTAAAAGCTTTAGGAAAGAGCCTGACAATGAGTGGCGGGATACTCTGTTAAAGATGGAGATCGGTGACTCGTTTGTGATTGATGAGGGTGACGATGAGAACCGCGCTCAATACCAGGCTATAAGCTATCACGCCAAGAAGATAGGCATAACAATAAAGGGAACCAAAGAGGATGAGCGGCACCGTCGAATCCATCGGACAAAATGAGATCAGGCTTTTCCAGCCGGAGTTCTCTGGAGAATCAATTAGTTTCGACCAAAAGGGAGATTGGTTAAACGAACTGCTCGAGTACGGTGTACACATCATACCATGTGGCAGTCCGCACGATACGATTCCTGCATATTTTCGCAAACGTCATCCCTTTGATGATGAGCTTCAACTAAAAGCCAAGTGGGCGAAGACTCCCCGTGTCAACTGGTCACACTATCAGCGCACGCAGCCTAGCGAGATGGAAGTCAAGGCGTGGCATCATGAATTCCCAGCAGCTAATTGGGCGGCAATCACAGGTATTAACTTTGCCGTGGTCGATGCGGATAGTGATGAGGCCATGGCATGGATCAGTGAAGGCAATATCACACGATCGCCTCTGACCCAGCGCACTCCTCGAGGAGGAGCTCATTACTTCTATAGCATAGCTCAAGCAGAGGTCAGGACCGGGGCTGGCAAGAACAAGATCGATACGCGGGGTGTCGGCGGCTATGTCATGGTCGCACCCAGTCTGGGATACACCATGCACTGTGAGCCTTCGTATGGCGTAGGCAGCATGGATGACCTGCCCCCGCTGACCGACATGGATATCAGCAAGATCACGGCATTCAACAACGGCGGTGATGCGGAACCAAGCATCCGTGAAGCATTGAATGAAGATGCCGTGGAAGAGGGTGGTCGCAACGATAAGCTGGCCCGCCTGGTCGGCAAGTGGATCAAGGAAGGTTGGGGTATGAGGGAAATCCTCATCAAAGCGCAGGACTGGAACCAGACCTGTGACCCACCCATGTCAATCGTTGAGGCTTCAACAACAACACTGAGCATATGCCAAGGCCATGTCAAACGTCACCCAGAAGATATCGATGCGGGTGTCAACCAATGGGAAACCAGTCAGTGGCAGACACAGATCAGTGAAGATTTAAAGCAGATACAGGATCAAGAGGATCCGGTCGAAGCTCCCGGCAAGCCAGAGATCGGACCTCTTGGTCTTGTACCATTCAGCGATCAGGAGTGGCAGGAAGAGACAAGCTTCGGGGAGATCGAGCAATACTGGGGTGATGCCTTTGTGTTTCAGAACAGCAGGGTATTGCTGTTAGGCAAGCCTAAGATCGGGAAGAGTAACTTCCTTGGTGCCTTTGCGGCTGGGGCTTGCACGGGCACAGACTTTCTGGGGGTGCCGTTCAGCAGACCATTGAAGGTGATGTGGTTCCAGGCTGAGATCATCAAGGAGTTCCTGAAGGACAGGATCGAAACCTATTTCAGACGCTTCGCACACGATGAGGATATGACCCGCATGGGCTATCAGAATTTGATTGTGTCGGGGCGATTGCGTAAGAACCTGATGACTGATCAGGACATTCAGGCATTCCATGAAGAGATTCAGTATCACAAACCAGACATTGTGATGATCGATCCGATCATTAACTTCTTCGATGGAGAAGAGAACAGCAACACAGAGATTCGCAAGCTCCTCGATCGTGTCGATAGGCTGATAGAGCTCAACAACATATCGGTTCTTCTGGCCCATCACACGGGCAAGGAAAGGGCTGATGACAAATCGTTCATGTCGGCACGGGGCGGTAGCGTCTTCGCCGGATGGTTCGACAGCGGCATCAAGCTGGCCGGAGAGAAACCTAATGTGCAGTTCTACTATGAAGCGCGTAATGCACGGGATCCTGATGAACATCTAGCCAGCTTTGACTTTGAGTTGGGCGAATGGCAGATGTCTGATCTGATCAAGCGTCCGACCAAGCAGATACCTGTAGAAGATGAAGTTGAGATTGCAGATATCGTGTTCAAGGGGATGGAGGTCGATAAGTATTATAAGCGTGGCGACATGGAGTTGTTGGCCAAGAAGCAACTGCGCAGACACAGCAGGGCGAATGGGCAGAAAGCCTGTATGAAAGCAGTCAGTTATTTACAGTCACATCTGGGCCACAAGGTACTGACATACAGTCTGCCTGGCCAAGCAATGTGGCATTATCTCGCGGAATCCACCGCACAAAAACCTTGGGAGGTTGAATGAAACTACTTACTTACTTACGCAACTGGTTCGCTGGTCTTTGGGCAGCAAAGAAGACTGAGCAGGCCAAGAAAGAAATCGCAGGAGTCGTTGAGGATGTCGTTGAGATTGTCGATGAGGCCAAGAGCAAAGCGATTGAAGAGGTCAAGGAGAAAGGTGCAGAGGTCAGGCACACAGTCCGCAAGAGGGCCAGGGATAGGTTCGGTCGATTCCTGCGTGACGATCCGAATACGCCGGACAATGAAGCCTATGTCGAGGTCGAAGTAGACAAGGATGAGAAGGATGAGAAATAAAAAGAACATCAAGCATGAGTATATTTTCAAGTGCAAGGTGGTGCGTATCGTGGATGGCGACACGATTGATGTCGATATACCGTTGGGTTTTGGGATCAACAAGATGAAGCAGCGGTGTCGCACGTACAATATCGATACCCCAGAGAGCCGCACTAGAAACAAAGCGGAGAAGAAACTGGGCCTCGCCAGCAAAGCACGGATGAAGGAGTTGTGTGGCAAGGAGGTGTATGTCGAGAGTCTGGACGGCGGCAAGCTGGACAAGTACGGCAGGCTGTTGGCCAATCTGTTTACCCTAGAGGGTATCAATATCGGGAAGCTGTTGATCGATGAAGGTCATGCGGTGAAGTATAGCGGGGGAAAGAAGAAGCATGTCTGGGCCTGACGATAAACCTGACATGGTGAACTCGCCCCCGCATTATAACGTCAGACCTAACGGGATTGAATGCATCGATGCGATTGAAGCCAGTATGTCAAAGCAGGAGTTCCGCGCTTACTTGAAAGGCACGATCATCAAGTACGTGTGGCGACATGATCACAAGCACAATCCATTGACCGATCTCGACAAGGCTCTTTGGTTCATCAATAAACTGAGAGATAACGTTGAAGATTAGGATAGAGATTGAGCTTGATACATCGGACCCAGACGACATGGCTGACCTGGATGAACTGACAAGGCTCAAGCTGCGTAGTGAATTCAGGCATGTCGCACAGGATATCGCAGAACAGTTAGTGAACTTGAAACAGTTGAAGGTTTCAGCGGCAAACAAAGACACCGATCGTCGATCGGTCGAGGAGGAGGATAATGATGAGCAGTAAAGGCAGTTATCATGAGTACTTCACAGTCATATATCGAACTGATAGCTCAGGAGAGAGCCATAGAGTCGTTATACTGAACGAGAACGCGAAGCCTACACCTAGGCCGCCGAAAAAGAAAAAGGCTTACAGCGGCTTTCTGAGGAACCCTGAGAAGGAGGTGACTAACATGCCGTTGTTTGAGTTCAATCCTTACAGGCGGAGGCGATGAGCATCAGCGTGAGTGCCAGGGAGGCGAGCTTAAAAAAGCCCTCCGGCAGCATGAGGGTGGTCAGTAGGGCCGGAGGGCATGTCGTGGCAAGGAAAAGGAATTAACCTTGCCAAGCAACGCGCCCAGTATAGCAATTCTGCAACGGCTGCAACAGTACTTCCATTATCGACGTGTAGCATATACGCCTATAAAGAGAAAGGTGTTGCAGCCGTTGCAGATAGTCAGGTGAAAAACACTTACGCATTAAAGTTAAAGGAGATTCGAGAACACTTACGTATGAAAGTTAATGTAGTTTCGAGGCAAAAGTATGGTGCAATTTGGGCGATTTTGGAAATTGCACCTTACTCACTTTTTGAGAAAAATGTTGAACGATATCAATAGGTTAAGGGTAGGTGCACTAGGTGCATCGTTGCACCGCCCTGCGGAAGGTGCACCGCCCTCCTACAGCCCAGTAAAACCGGGTAGGTGCATAGGTGCACACGGTGCACTCCCTAAAGGGAGAGACATATAACTATGATCTCTACCTACTCCCAAGGGAGGGGCCGGAAGAAAAAAAATTTTTAGTGAGGGTGGAATATAAACTTAAAAAATTTAATTTAACGAGGACAATTAATTTAACGAGGACAAAGATTGGAAACGAGAACAAAGATTGGAAGGGGTGTATTGTATTTAAGATGGTGGAACGTGATAATCCAGATGGCCAACAAGGCGAGTCGAAATCGGTGAGTGTTGAGATGAGTGAGTCGAATGCGAATATGTTGTTTGATAATGATGAGTTCGCGAAGCGAGGTCTGGCGAAGAAGCAGCAGTTGACGGCGAAGCAGGAGAAGTTTGCGCAGTTGTTTGTGCATCATGATCTAACGAAGAAGGAGTGCGCCTTGCGTGCTGGCTACAAGTCACCTGGTCCGACTGCATCGATCTTGTTGCACCAGCCTGAGTACAAGCATGTGCAGGACAGGATAGCAGAGCTGACTGAAGCCAAGCAGTTGAAGTATGGAATCACTTTCGAGAAGGTGTCGAGAGATTTGCAGATGATCAGGGATGCTGCGCTTGAGGATGGTGCTTATGGCCCAGCCGTACAGGCAGAGATGGGCAGGGCAAAACTTGCTGGCTTGATGATTGATAAGAAGGAGATCAAGACTGGAAAGATTGATCAAATGGATCGAGAGGAAGTTGAAGCGAGGCTCAGAAGTCTATTGGATAAGCATGAGTTGGCTGCGGCCCAGTCAGATACCAAGCTTATTGAGTCGGAACTCGAAGGGGAAGTTGTAGAGGAAGTCGTAGAGGATGAAGTGCTTGAGGGTGAGATTGAGGACATCGAGGACGATGACTGGAATGAGGATGGTGATGATGAGGAAGAAGGAGAGCCTTAGACTCTCCATACCTCCGGTCTGAATGTGTGTCGCTTGCGGTCTTTTTTGGTGACCCTGCGTTTGTTTTTCAGTGAGCTCTTCAGGTTGAACATATTGATACGATGACCAGTGCAGCAATACCTGTTAGTGCCTGCGCCCTCCCGCTCAAGGCGAGTTGACTGCCCGTTCGACTTGCTCGAGAAACTTTTTCCGCACCAGGAGCAATCGTACTTGCGCACTTTTTTTGTTTCATGAAGGGTGGCTGAGTTCCATCTCAGCCCACCCCGTGTTTCTTTTTTGTTATCTAGTTGAGGATGAGGCGGTATGTACATTTACATTCTCCCATGGTGGAATAGAGTCATAAAACGGAATTGCAGGGTGATGAAGCAGACGGACAGGCTTATAGACAGGCTTAT